CGGGTGAACTCGCTGACAACGTGACGAACAACAACGCGTTGCTTCGTCGCCTCAAGGACCGTGGGAACATTAAGACGTTCTCCGGCGGTAACGTGATTTTGCAGGAAATCATGTACAACGATACGACCACCAACAACACCAACTCGTACTCTGGTTACGAAGTGTTGAACGTTGGTCAGAACTCGCCCATCTCGGCGGCGCAGTTCAGCATCAGCCAGTACGCCTCGGCGGTGTCCATCTCGGGTCTGGAAATGATCCAGAACTCGGGCAAGGAAGCCATCATTGACTTGCTGGATGGTCGTATGGAAGTGGCCGAAGCGCAGTTGGCGAACCGCATCAGCGGTGACCTTTACGGCGACGGCACCGGCAACTCGGGCAAGAACCTCACCGGCCTCGCGGCGGCGGTTCCCGATAGCCCGTCCACCGGCACCTACGGTGGCATCAACCGTGCTACTTGGTCGTTCTGGCGCTCGGTGTCCTACTCCGGCGTGACGAACGGCGGCGCGGCTGTCTCGGCCTCCAACATCCAGCAGTACATGGATGCGGTTGCCGTGCAGTTGATTCGCGGCACCGACAAGCCGGACTTGATCGTTGCGGACAACAACTACTATCGTTTGTATCTGCAGTCGCTGCAGAGCATCCAGCGCATCACGGACTCCGGTTCGGGCATGGCGGGTGCGGGCTTCGCGTCCCTCAAGTACTACGGCGCGGGCATGGCCTCCGACGTTGTGCTGGACGGTGGTATTGGTTCGTCCTCGTACAACTCGGGCAGCGGCAACGCCAACCATATGTGGTTCTTGAACACCAAGTATTTGATGTTCCGTCCGCATAAGGATCGCAACTTCGTGCCGATTGGTGGCGAGCGTCAAGCCGTCAACCAAGACGCGATTGTGAAGTTGATCGGCTGGGCCGGTAACCTCACCTCGTCTGGCCCGCAGTTCTGCGGCGTCCTCATTGCTTAATAGGGGTTAGCAAACATGGCATATTCACTCGCAAACCTCGGTGGCATCGACTTGAACAACGCTGCTCAAGTGCAGGCCACCTCGTACTACGCCAGCACCCCGGCCTACGTCCCCAATCAGGGGCCGTTGGGCGCGGAAGTGTTTGGTTCGGACGGCAAGCGCTATGTGTTCGCAAAAGCGAACGCGACCATTAGCGCAAGCACGGCCACTTGCACCGTCAACGCCACCACCTTCTTGGTGACGGCGACTGGCGGTTCGTACACCAGCCCGCCCGTAGACCTCGTTTCTGGGGACTATGCGTGGTTTGGCGCAACGTCGGTCTAATTGAGTCGGGGGCGGGGGTAAAACCTCGCCCCTCCCTCTAGGAGAGCAAGCATGGCAATTCCTTCTCGCGTACAGGGCGCGGGCCAGTCGGGTGGCGCAACGACCGCAATCTGCGGTGACGTTGGCAACTCGCTGACCGCTGCTGGCTCGGCTGCAGGGGACGCTCTCGCGCTTTCGGCTGTTCATAACCGCGTTTCAACGACCGCCGCCAGCACGGGTGTCAAACTCCCGCCTGCTGAAACCGGCGCAATCGTGACCGTGGCGAATGACGGCGCAAGCACGCTGACCGTTTATCCGCAGACGGGTACGACCATTGACGGGGCTTCTTCGGTGTCAATCGCCACCACGAAGCGCCGTTTGTTTGTCGGCATTAGTCCGACGGTTTGGGTTTCCATTCTCGGAGCCTAAATCGTGCCGATCCCGTCACGGGTTCTTGGTTCGGGGTTGTCGCGCCTGTCCACCGTTTCCATTTGTGGGGACGGAGCAGATGCGATTACCGCAACCGGAACCGTGGCGGGTGACGCATACCAACTGACCTTTGTTTTCAACAACGTTGGCACAGCGGCCAGCGGAACCGGCGTGAAACTACCGCAGACCGAGATGGGCGAAGTTATTTATGTCACCAATTCGGGCGCGAACACGCTGAAGGTTTATCCTTACGACACGAATTCCACCATCAACGGGACTACATCCGCGTCGGTGGCTGCGAATTACACCAGTATATTTTACGCTGTATCAAACACAAATTGGTACAGCATGACCGGCGCAAGAACTTAATCCCCACAGGAGAAAGACGATGGCCCTTGACTCTGATATTTCCGCTGCTGACGCTCAACTCCACGTTGAGTTTTTTATTGCCAAGGATGTTGAAGGATGGGACGGAAAGCCCTTTGTTCGCATCATGGCTCCCGGCGACAAAACCAACATCATCGAACAGCCCGTCCGCGAGGATCATAAAGAGCGATTCCCGCGCCAATGGCTGTATTTCCAGATGAAAAATGGTGATGCCCAAATCCCTGTTGTTGGTACGTCCTTGGACGATTGGCAGCGCGATAGCAAAGGAGAAGTAAGCCGCGCACAGGTTGAAGAACTTCGTATCCTCAAGTTTCAGACTGTGGAACAAGTTGCCGCAGCGTCTGATTCGCAGTTGCAACGCATTGGCATGGGTGGCCCGGGCCTCCGTGAACGCGCCAAAAGTTACTTGAACGTCAAGCACCGTAGCGAAAGCGCGGAAGAATTGGAAAAGACGCGCAGCGAGTTGGAAACGCTCAAAGCGCAGATGGCAGAACTAATGGCCGCTCGCAAGCCGGGACGGCCACCTAAAGTAGCCGAAGGAGGCTAATCATGGGCAGCACGATGCTTCAACTCGTCCAGCAAGTTACTAACGAACTGGGCGTCCCCACCCCTAGCACGGTATCTGGCAACGCCAACCAAGACGTTGTGCAGATTCTGGCGTTGATGAACGCCACGGGATACGAGTTGTTGCGTCGGGCTGATTGGCGCGAACTAACCAAGCAGTACACGTTTTACACGGACGCAACTACGACGACGGGAACGTGGGTCAATGGCGGGTATCAAATTACTGGCATCCCTAGCACTTCTGGTTTGTCTACCAACTACCAAGTGCAAGGGATCGGCATTGGCAACGCAACGTACATCACGAGCGTAGATAGCCCGACCGCTGTAACGGTCAACCAAGCGTTTACCGAAGGACAGGTAGGGGGAACATTGACGTTCCAAAAGGTCAAGTACGACCTCCCTTCCGACTACAACAGCACCGTGCCGCGCACCCATTGGGACAAAAGCAAGCGTTGGGAAATGCTTGGCCCCGAGTCTGCGCAGCAATGGGAATGGCTGTTGTCCGGCTACATCAGCACCGGCCCGCGTATCCGTTGGCGGTTGCTTGGTAAGTACTTCCAGATTTGGCCGGGCGTCAACGCGGGAGAATATCTTGGGTTTGAGTACCGCAGTAACGCATGGGCTGAAAGCGCATCTGGCGTAGCCAAAACCTCGTTTACGGCTGATGACGACCGTTGCATCTACCCAGATCGCCTTGTCGTATTGAGTACGAAACTCAAGTACTTTGAAGCCAAGGGCTTTGATACGACGGCGCTCTATCGCGATTACATCATGGAACTGGAAACCAGTATCGCGCAGGATACGTCGGCGGCTAACCTGTCGTTTGCTCCGCGCCCGGGTACGGTTCTTATTGGTTACGACAACATACCCGACAGCGGGTACGGAAATTCTTAACGTTTTCAAAGACTTACACGATATGTGCCCATCTTTTGCCAGATTTAATGCGACTAATGGTGTTTTGAAGAACGCCATATTCAGCGGCAATAATCCGCTGAAGTCGCGTGTCTGTAAGGATGGCGCGAACTTGAGCCTCGGTCAGTTTGGCCGCAGCGCATCGTTCGCCTCGGTTAGACGTCCCGTGTTTGGCGCGATCCAATTGGTTATTGCGCGGGGTATCCCAGCGCAAATTCTCCAGCCTGTTATCAAATGGATTTCCGTTGTTATGGCAACATTCCATGCCTTGAGGGCGCGGGCCTATAAAAGCCGTCAAAACCAACGTATGCGGCTTAAAAATTTTAATTTTGTTGTTTTTCCAAAGCCCCAGAAATGGGCGGTTATGTCGCTTGTTTTCGGTGCAAGTTTTTATATGCCCGGTTTTGATGGAGCGAATTCGGCCATGATTAGAAACTTCGTAAATTCCTTCATAACCAACAACGGGTTTCCAAATTTCCATGTTTGTCCCCAAATGGCAGATATGGGGATGATAGCATAAATGGCACGCCGCGCTCTCATTCAGCGTGCAGCCGCAAACGTTGCTTCGCTTCCTGCTCCTGTAGGCGGTTGGAACGCCCGCGACTCATTGGCAAACATGGCTCCGACGGATGCCGTAACGCTGGAAAATTTTTTTCCCGGCGTAGCAAGCGTCAATCTGCGTGGCGGGTATAGCAAACACGCCACCGGTTTGCCGGGGCAAGTTGAAACCTTGATGACTTACAATGGCGCGGCAACCACAAAGATGTTTGCGGCGTCTGGCACAGGGTTTTACGACTGCACTTCGGCGGGTGCTGTTGGTGCGGCGGTGGTATCTGGTTTGACCAACGCCCGATGGGAATACATCAACGTCACCACCTCGGGCGGTAATTTCCTTTATGCCGTAAACGGCGTGGACAAACCGCGTCTATACAACGGCTCTACATGGACGGCGATTGATAGCGCGTCTACACCGTCAATTACGGGCGTTACGACTACCAATCTGTCCAATATCAACTTGTTCAAAAACCGCGTGTGGTTCATTGAGAAAGACACGCTTAAAGCATGGTATTTGCCAACTTCCTCGGTAGGTGGTGCGGCGCAGGCGCTAGACCTGTCATCGATTGCCAAGTTCGGCGGCTACCTTGTCGCGATGGGGACATGGACAATTGACGCCGGTTACGGCGTAGACGATAACCTTGTGTTTGTCACTAACAAGGGCGAAGTAATTGTTTATCGCGGCACCGACCCGTCTAGCGCGTCTACTTGGGAATTGATCGGCGTATGGGTATTGGGCGCTCCGGTGTCCAAGCGTTGCTTTATGAAATACGGCGGCGATTTGTTGCTATTGACGTTGGATGGCTTGTTGCCGCTGGCGTCTGCGCTGCAATCATCCCGCCTTGATCCGAACGTGGCGCTGTCGGACAAAATTCAAGGCGCATTTGCGGCGGCAACTTCTACCTACCAAAACAATTTTGGTTGGGTAATGTTGTACAACGCCAAAAACAACGCGCTAATTGTAAATGTCCCGGTTTCTACGGGAAGCCAAGAGCAATTTGTGATGAACAACATCACAAAAGCGTGGTGCAAATTTACAGGTTGGGCGGCTAATTGCTTCACCATTTATCAAGATGATCCATATTTTGGTGGCAACACTTACGTTGCCAAGGCATGGACGATAGGCAATAGCGGGTACATAGACGATACCAACAACATTGCTGGACGCGCCTTGCAAGCGTTTAACTATTTTGAATCGCGGGGGGTGAAAAAATACTTTACCCGCGCCCGACCTAGTTGGTATTCCAACGGAACCCCGGGCATCAATCTGTCCATCAACGTTGATTTCAACCAAGCCGACAGCACGGCGGCAATTGCTTACTCGCCCCCTATTTTCTCAATTTGGGACTCGGCAACGTGGGACACGGGAATTTGGGGAACCGAAAACGTTGTGCAGGCTAACTGGCAGGGCGTGACCGGGATCGGGTATTGCGGGGGTATCCAAATGAATACAACCTCCAAGAACCTGTCCCTGCAATGGGCTTCAACCGATGTGGTGTATCAAACCGGATGGGCTGGCATATAACGTCAAGCCCCGGGGTGGGGCATTGGGTTATGGGCGAAATGGACGGGGCGTTTAACCCCGACCGATCTAGCGCTATTGGGCTAATGCGGGACGGCAAGACCGTCGCCGGGGTGGTCTACGAGAACTTTAATGGCCGGTCGGTGGTGTGCCATATCTGCGTAAAGGGCCGAATGACCCCGGCTTATCTAGCGGCCATCTTTGACTACCCTTTTAACGTTTGTGACGTTCAGAAAGTTATTTGTCCCGTATCAAGCGGGAACGTGCGCGCACAGCGAGTTGTGCGTAAAATGTGTATCACCGAGGAAGCGCGTCTAAAATAAGCCGACACCGACTGCTAAATCGTGTTGTTAACCATGACACGTTCTGCGTGTCGTTTTCTGGAGCCTCGGTATGGGCAAAAAATCACCTTCACCGCCGCCAC